GCGCAGAAGTGTCCAATGGCTCCGGGATTTTCGTGGGAACGGCTGGGAATGCCGTTACTGTTTCTGTCCCTCTTACATTTTCCCCATTTGAAGATTTTGGGTTTGAATTTTTATCTTTCAGTGACACAAATAGCGGGACGATCACCATCGAAATCTTATCGCTGTCGATAACTTTCCAACAGTCTTTCGCGATAATACTTGGGGGGGATGTGGTCATTCGGGACACAAATGGCCCAAATCGGAAAGGAACTTACTCTATTACAGCAAATAGCAGTGGATATTCTATATCCATCACCGTATAACTCAAAAGGAATGACACGATAAAATGGCATCTACAGATATCCTAACAGATGGCTTTTCAACAACACTGACGATTGCGAATTTATCGTCAGTGAATTTGGAGGTCATTAGCACCAATCTTCCCGGAATCAACGGTGGAGGTGAAATTGACGTGACAACCATGTCCAATACCACGTATCGGACTCGGGCGAGTAAGTCGCTTAAAACTCTCGACGCTGTGTCGGTAGAGTTTGCGTATTCGACCGATTCATACGAAGACGTATTGGCGGAGGTTAACAACAATCAACTTTTCACTTTCACTCTTCCGGATACAACAACTCTAGAGTTCTATGGTTGGATTGACACCTTTACTCCAGGATCGCTAGAGGAGGGTTCTCGTCCTACAGTGACGATGAATATCATCCCTTCATTGAGAAATAGCTCTGGCGTTGAAACCGCTCCAGCCTACACGATTCCATCAGGAGCAACTTGATAACATAGCAATATGATTAGTCTAAAAGCAGTTACGAAAAAACTACAACTTGAAGATGAGAACGGTAAACCAGCAGAATACCAGATTCTCAAATTCACGGCAGCAGCACGTGAGGAATATCTCAACGACATGCAGGAGCGACTTGAAGTCGTTTTTGATGCCGAGGGAAATCAGTCCACCAACATCAAGAACCACGAAGGCATGCGGGCGATTCTATTGTCTAGATGCCTCAAAGGTCCAGATGGGAAACTGGTGAGTTATGATGAAGTGCAATCATGGCCATCCACCGCGGTCGACGACATTCATGAGCAAGCTCAGGAATTCAATGGTCTGACAGAGGCGGAGGGCAGCATAAAAAACGACTAAACGATGGGAAGCGCCATTGGCTCCGGGTCGCTTCCCATCTCTGCATACCAGTCCAGGAACTGAAAAATCGACTCACCTACGAGGAGTTTTTAGACTGGATTTCCTATTTAGAGGAAAAGCGTAAAGAAGAGTGGGATATTTTTGACAAGCGCGATTTCTACTTGGCCCAAATTGCCATGTATCTGGTCAAGGTCAATTCGAAGGACCCTCGTAAACATAAGCTGGAGGACTTCCGACCAAAACTGGGAGACGGAGCCAAAAAACGACAGGACCCGAAAGCGATGTTGCATGGATTCATGACCTACTTCGCGAATCGCGGTATTAAGGTCAAGAAGAAAAAATGGCAACGCGAGTAAGTAAATCCGCTGCGAGTTCAGGCGCTGGATCGGTAGGGGGAATCTTTGTCCGATTTTCGGGAGATTCCTCGAATCTCCTTCGGGAGATCAACCGGTCCACCACCGCCATGGCGGCCGCCAAGAAGTCAATAACGGCTTCTGCGGGAGTCATGGCAACGGCGGTCGGCGCAGCGTTCACTACCATCTCCATCGCTTCCGTTCGTGAGTTCGGCAGATTCCAGTCTGAACTTATCAGGTCTCAGGCGATCATGGGGGACCTGTCGGAGTCCACCAAACGCGAGATGGGTACGGTGGCGAGGACTCTTGCCACTGAACTTCCCATCTCAGCAGCGAAAGCTGCGGAGTCCTTCTTCTTTCTTGCGTCCGCCGGGATGTCAGCCCAAGAGGCGATCGCCGCAGTGGACGAGGTTGCGAAGTTTTCTGTCGCCGGTCAGTTTGACATGGCTACGGCGACGGATTTGGCGACAGATGCCCAGTCCGCATTGGGCATGACGATTCGCGACGATGTCCAAAAGAACACGGAGAATATGGTCCGTGTCACCGACACGCTGGTCGAAGCGAATACCTTGGCCAACGCTACTGTTCGCCAATTCTCCGAAGCGTTGACGAACGAAGCCGCTGCCGCGATGAAATCGTGGAACGTGGATATCGAGGAAGGCGCCGGATGGCTGGCCGTCTACGCTGATCAAGGTGTCAAAGGGAACCGCGCCGGCGCGGCCCTGGCCCGGACCATTCGTCTCCTGACCTCCGCCCAGTCTAATAACTCTGAGGCGTTCAAAGAGATGGAGGTCGAAATCTTCGATGCGACGACAGGGCAGCTTGATCTGGGGCTGGCGATCGAGACTGTCACCGATGCGATTCTGAAGGTCCCACCAAACATGCGGTCAGCGGCCATGGAGACGCTGGGGTTCCAAGCGAAGCTTCAGGGGGTCTTGTTTCCATTGCTGGACAATGCCGCCGCCGCGCGCGGGTATACCGATGCGATGAAGGACCTCCAGAACACGACGGAGGAGATCGCGAATAAGCAGCTAGAAGCGTTTGATGCGCAGATGAAGATCCTGCGGGGCCGAGTGAACGAACTGTTTCTCGCCATCGGGGAGTCTTTGATGCCTATTGTTCTCGCTCTCAATGAGACGCTGAAAGATGGGGCTCTTTCTGCCGGAGGGATGCAGAAGGCCCCAGCGTTAGGATTTGTTGGGAATATCGTAGAGACGCTTGCCTGGGCTCTCGCCAATGTCTCAGGGCTCCTTGTGCTTACTTTCCAAACAGCGACTGCTGAGGTTCGGAAGTTTGTCACATTGGCGCATGACGTCACAGTGGCGCTGAACATCCCAGATACGGTATTAGGCTTCGACCTGAGAATGGCCGATGGCCTACAGCACATGATTGAGGGGATGGAAGAGACGGAGAAGAAGTCGAAAGAACTTCGAGAAGCTATCGCCCAGCTAACTCCTTCCACCCGGGACGGTCAATTCTCCAACAAACTCCTAGAAGAACTAGATGAGTTCGAACGCAAACTGAAAAACCGCGATCCGATCGAAGTTCAGATCGAGATGGCAAAGGCGTCCATCCCGGAAGTCAAGGGTGGAGTAGAAGGTCTGTCCGAGGAGGCCATTCAAAACGCCCTTGACGCCCAGGAAGTTGGAAATGGCGGTAAGAAGTCCGACGCGGAAAAACGCCGAGAAGCGAAAGACAAAACTCTCTTCGATCTCGCGCAACAACAGCGCGAGGACGAGAAGCGGAAAATCGCCAACGTTCTTGGGCGCGGGCAGTCTGAGATGATGCGCGGTCCGCGCGGGATGGGCGCAGGTTTCGGCCAGGACGCGTTTGATCAGATCGGAAGAGAGATCGGGAGCGCCAAGGACAAGATTGAGGAGTTGAAAAACCTCTCCAATCTGAAAGTAAAGATGACCGAGGAGGAGCTGGAAAAGCGGAAACAGCTCCAAGAACATTACAACGAGGAGATTGTCCGCCTCGAGCGCGAGCGCGCGGCCGTGCAGATGGAGAATGGCGCGCAATTGTTCGGAAGTCTTGCCGAGATGACCACGTTTAATATCGCGAGCGCCATCATCCAAATTCAAGGAGCGATGGCGAAAGCTCTCAACACCCCGTTCCCCGCCAATCTTGGCGCCATCGCAACTGTGGCGTCAGCCGCAGCGGGTATTGTCTCCACGATCCAGTCCACCGCGCTTGAGATAAAAGGGTCGAAGCGATTTGGTGGGCCCGTGCGCGGGGGAGAAGCGGTAATGGTCGGGGAAGTGGGGAGGGAGTTGTTCGTCCCGGATGCTGACGGCTCTATCATCCCAAACGATCAACTCCAGAGTCGCGGCGGCGGGGATGTCAAAGTTGAGGTGCACAACTACGGGAATCAGAACGATATCCAAGTTGAGGAATCGAGAGAAGGCGATGATAAGAAGATCCGAATCATCGTCGGAGAAACGAAAAAGCAGATCGCCGCTGACATCGCGAAAGGTGGGGGAGAAGTCCCCTCCGCCATGGAGGGGGCATATGGTCTCCAACGAGGAAAGCGTAGATAATGGCTGATCGAACGCTAAGTGTGACAAAGGATTGGGACGATTCCACGCTCCCAACTCCCTACGTCCAGTATTCTGGCGGAGTGAAGTCAGCGGTCGACATCACGGAGACGATTATGGGCAGGACATACGCCATCGAGCGGGATCATCGGGAGTATCCGATGTTGTCGGTTGTTTGGAGGTTGTCGGCTTCGGAGATGGAGACCTTCGAGACTTTTTGGAATGGAGAATTGAGCAATGGCGCGGCCGTATTTGCGATCGATCTCATGTATCCAAAAAATTCGGCTGTGACGCCCTGGGTCGTGAAATTCATGCCGGAATACCAGTTCGAGATGGAAGGGTCTGGCCGGTATATGGTGTCCGCGCAGTTGCAGTTGATCACGGACGAGTTTAATTTAGGAGATCGATCTCCTAAACTTACGGAGGAAACTGTTTTCAGTTTCGTAGATGATTTCGAGGATTATAATAATACTGATGGGTCTCAAGATGTAGCGCCATTCCCAACAGCATTGAACGGTGGATTCTATTGGGACAATGTGGCCTGGACAGTCACGCTAGGATAAAAAATGGGAAGTTACGCAGGAATAGTTGATGGACAAGGAGATGATCAGAAGTTGGTTCTGAGAAACGCCTCCATCTCACGTCGTGCGAGAATCGATGGTGATTCATTTCTCCAGGATGGGTCGGATCAAAGATTGCGATTAGGGGTCCTTCAGGGGATCTCCCA